CCTCATGCGAATACTGATGATTTTGTTGTTTTGTTAATGTGGGAGCTTTTAATTGAACAAACTCTATTGGCTTTTCCCGGCAGAGTTGCAAAATGTCAAAAATACTGGGAAAGAATTTATTGTTATCAACCCATTTATCAAATGCTTTAGTTACTACATGAAATTCAAACTTTTCTAGCTTATTAAACCAAATTCTTAATGTATCAATATCGAGTTGTGGTTTTTGATAAAGTGTTGTTACTGTATCCATCATTGACTTAAATCCTATCTTGTCTTGTTCAATCATTCCATTTCCTTAAAATAATGGTTCGTCTTTAATTAAATCAAATACATTAATCTTTGGCACATCAAGTTTTTTAATCTTATGATCTGGCTTGTTCAAAACATAAAACATAGCTTCATGCTTTGTCATAAATTTTCTGATTGCATCACCAAAGTCATCAATAACTAAATATCTAAATGTATTCATCTTATAAATAATAAATCAATTAGAGTATAAATTCCTATACATAAACCAATAATTCCACCTAGTTTAAGCAAATCAACAATAACTTCAATTAATTTATTCATTTTTAATTCCTAACAAGAACATTCCTTAAACAATTACAACTTGCATCTCTAATAATCTCTTGATGATAACCAACTGGAATGTCTTGGTAAATAACAACTGGTAAAGCTGGAGCAATTGGTTTAGATAATTCATATCCTACAACTCCGCCTACTACTAATGGAGCAACCCAACGACCATATCCACCATGATAATTACCATAATGCCCATATCCATGACCGCCATGTGCAAATGCAGATGGTGTGATTAATAGTGTTATTAATAATGCGATTAATTTAGTCATTTAAAGAATCCTCTATTAAATAAAAAAGAACCATTCCTAAAACTATAAAAATAATAAACCATAACAATACACAAAGAACTTTATAAACCAACAACAAATTTAGATGAATCATACTTTTTAACCCCTTCAACTTTTTTTACTTCGCCAGCAATTAGAGAAGTAATTGTGAGATTATGTTTTGTTCCTTTTAAATCTTTCATCCATTCTAAACTATCCGGTTCAAAGAATGAAATCATTTTCCAAACAAGATTACCTTGATAATCAAATTCCTCAATTAACCATGCTTTAGTTTCCATCTTATTTCCTTTTTTTAGTAGGTTTATGTTTTGTAGGTTTGTGCTTTAAAGATTTCATAGGTAAATTTGGATGCACCAAAGTTTCCAATCCAGCTTTAGCTTTTTTGTGTTTTATCGCATTAGCTTTGTGAACTTTTAAATGCGAGTTGATGCTCATACTTTACCCCCAGACAAAACTGTTGCGCTCATTAAACGATTAGTTGTTTCGTTAAATGTTAATCTTAAATTAGGAATTGCTCTTTTAGGCGGAAATTTGCCATTGGTCAATGTCATTAAACATTTACCTTCTATGGTTAAGTAAACTCTGTATTCTTTTACAAAATCCGATTCTTTCATAGCACCATTTGTTTTAGCCACTTCGGAAACATTAAGTGTCCCATTTAATTGTTTCACCCATGTTTCCAAATTTGGCATTGTATTTTGTGTTGTCATATCTTTTCCTAGTCTTGTTAATAAAAAATGTGATTTCCTAAAGCCAATTTAATTTCTTTGCCTTTAATCCAGTAAGGTTTAATCTTTCTGGTATGAAACCATTTTGCACCTCTTGTTGGATCATCAATTTTACCTTCGAGAATAGCTTTCGCTATAGGTTCAAGATATTTATATTGATGTTCCTCTGGCATACCTATCTTGCTTAAAAACTCATATTGTTTGTCTTGTTGCATAATTTTACAAATATCTTTGGGATAATGTGGATCGGCTTTTCTGTTGATTGCAGTATAAGCAACTGCAACTCTACTTAAATCCGATGGTTCACCTCTTGCTTCTCCAAACATAATTGCTGATAAACACATAAGTTCATTTAACATCTAAACTCCTAGAATGTTAATCTTTCAGGCGGTTCATCTTCCCAGCGATGTTGATTCAAATAGGTCGCTGGATTAGGTATGAACTGCCCACCCTTCTCAAACCATTGCTTGCTTTGTTTTTGCCAAGCTAATGCTTTAAGAACATTTTGTAAATTAGGTCTTATCTTATTCCAAGATTTTCTTGCGGCTTCTTTTCCGATTTTTCTAGGAAACTCTGCCCAGAATGAATCGAAATCGGTGTATATATCTATATGGTTATTAGTTATTAGTTCTTTGTTATAGTTATTAGTTGGTTGAACATCCGTTGAACGCCTGTTGGAATTAGCTCTCTTTTCGGCACTTGCACGACCAGCTTTAGATGCTAAATCTATTCTGTCGTGGTAAAACTTAATTTCGTCATCAGCTCGTCTTTGAATAAAACCAACTTCAGTTTTAATAAAGAAATCGTTAAGCACATTTTGAATAGCAATCTTCTCATTTTCTGTCCTCGCTGAAAGTAATCTAAAAATTTTGTCCACTTCAAGTGGTAGCGGTTGTTCGTTTAGGTAATATTGATCTAATAATTGATGGTAGCAACCATGTTCCAATAATGTTAAATGTCCTGTATCAGCCCTGTAGTCTGATATGTTGTGGGGATAATAATGCATTTAGTTCCTCGTGTAGTTTTCTTATCGTTTCCGAACTATAAATCCAAATTTATGTTTCTTGCAAGTATTTTTTTATAATTTCAACACCTTCCTCGAACCCATAAGCCACTTTTGCTTCATAACCCATTGATTCTGCTAAATTTACGAAGTCAATCTGATTTTGTTGTAATTTACCAACATCTGTTTTCATTTCCAAAAAAAGACCATGTTTTCCAGAAGCCGTAGGGATCATTAAAAATAAATCTGATACCCCAGCAGTAACACCTTCGGCTTTGAGCTTTATAGCCGTTCCTATGTGCCTTGCGCCGCCATTTGGGATGGCAAATAGGCATTTAGCCATATAAGGATATTGAAGCCTAAACCATTTTACTAGCAAAGACTGTGCCAAGTGTTCATTATTACGCATAAAAAAAGTTTTACATGAATAGAATATTGGAGTATATTCCGTTTTGCAGTATTTATAAACGGAAACGAAAGGAAAAGATATGACAAGACAAACTAAACAAGCAATTATCTTTGCAATCGCATTATGGGCTTATTTTGCCCTCTGGCTCTATGTTTTATATCCTATGTTAGACAATTGGTTAAAGGTGGTGTAATATGCCGTTAAATCAATTACATACGGATGTCAATATGGCAAACGATAATATTCCAGTTGAAAATAAAATTCATATTCAGGCATTACATCAGCCTGATCCTGATTTTTTTGATGATTCAGATGAAATCAAGAATATTCTTGAGCTTATCGAATACTATCTAACTTTCCAAATTAAAAACTTCGGTGAGTTGTATTCTGATTTTCAAGGTGATTGTGTTTTATTAAATAAAATTCACATGATCATGTTTGATGCAGAAGATAACAAAGAAGGTCGTATTAGAGATGAAGTTAATAAAGTTATCTCTGAAATGGCTTATCATGTTTACACCAAGCATGAAACAAGTAGATGGGCTAAAGCCATTTATGATGCTACAATAGAAAATATTATTTAACTCTACAGGAAACTACAAGACATGATAACTTCAGAATCAATCAAGCAAATCTCGCCAGCACTTTTACAAGCTCAAAAAGACATTACATTTGCAACTAAAGAATCTACCAATCCACATTTTAGGAGCAAATATGCATCATTATCATCAGTTATTGATGCTATTAAACCAGCTCTTAATAATGCTGGAATTGTATTTTTACAGTTTGTTAGCCCTAGTGATGATGGAAGATTAAATCTTACAACTCGCCTTATTCATACTTCTGGTGAATTTATAGAAGATACTGCAACTTGCCCATTGGCTAAACAAGATGCACAAGGATTTGGTTCAGCTTTAACTTATCTACGCCGCTATACATTAGCTACAATCATTGGTCTTTATCAAGATGATGACGATGGTCAAACCGCATCTTTAAAAGCTGATGATTTTATTAAACGCATATCAACATCTCAATCTTTAGCAGAACTAGAAAAGAATTACCTAGCAGTTCTTAATGAAGTTAAGAATGACAAGCTATTAACTCAAATGGTTATTAAAGAAAAAGACAAGATGAAGGAAAAGCTCAATGTTACTAAATAACTTCTACGGCATAGACTTTAAAGTAAGTCCTTATGAACTTATGGATTTAACAATTAGAGCTATGAAAGTAAAACAAATAAAACAAGAGTTTAAAAAAAGGAAACTAGGATATGTCAAACTTAAACACAGAAGTAAATAATATCGAGCAAGGTTCGGATGCTTGGTTTTTATTAAAATTAGGAAAAGTGTCTGGTAGTCGTTTTTCAGACTTGCTTACCGAAGGTCGATCCGGTAATGAATCATTAACTCGTAAAAAATATAAAAACGAACTCATACGAGAGCGTTTAACAGGCAAACGCATCCAATCCTATAAAACACCATTAATGGCTCGTGGAATCGAGTTAGAACCGCTTGCAAGGGCTTTCTATGAGCATAAATATCAAGTAATGGTAGAACAAATAGCTTTTGTAGATCATCCTACAATTCCTATGGCTGGTTGTAGTCCAGATGGTCTTGTTGGAACTGATGGTTTACTTGAAATTAAGTGTCCAAGCCCAGAAAATCATTTAGGGCATCTTCTCGAAAATGGTAAAGATTTAATTAAAACTTATTACGATCAAGTCCAATGGCAGTTGGTATGCACTCAACGCCAATGGTGTGATCTAGTGTCATTTGATCCTGAAATGCCGGATCATTTAAAGATGTTTGCAACACGAATCTTGGTTGATCAAGATTGGAAACAAAAAGCTGAAAGTGCGGTGATCGCATTTAATAGCGAAATTGATATGATATTAACTCAACTAAAGGAACTAACAAATGGCAATAACTCATGATTTAATCGCTAAATCTGGCGAGTATCAAAAAGATGGTGAAACAAAAGCAAGATGGACAAAAGTTGGTGTAGCTATGACTAATAAGTCTGGCGGAACTGCTTTATTAATTGAACAACTCCCAGTTAATTTTGATGGTTGGATTCAAATGCGTGATCCATTACCACCTAAAAATGGAGCTGGAACAGATCATAGCTCTGGTGCTGGTGATTCAATCCCATTTTAATGATTTTACTGATGGTTTTGTTTTTAATAAAAGCCATAATTTTAAACACAAGCTATTTTGCTTGGATTAAATTAAGGACTAATTATGTGGACAACTCCATCAGCAACTGAAATGAGATTTGGTTTTGAAGTAACAATGTATATAATGAACAAGTAAACCAGTTTGTTAAACTACCATCAAAGGATATAGTAAGTTGGGATTTTTGTAGTTTTCACACCAACATGAAATAACTATCAAATTTGAAACTTGTTTATGTAGGATAAAGGGGAGCTTAATTGCTCCCTTTTTTATAGTGTGTATAGTGTGTATAAAAATGTGTAATATATATCACTTTTTTTGAATTAATTAAAGTTTCATGCAAATTGTTTTCATTCTTTGTATATAAATCAATGACTTGAGTGAAAACGGATGTAAAATA